GTAACAGTTCTTATGGAAGAAGAAGAATTAGTAATAGTTTCAGCACCAGTCATAGTTCTACCAGTAGTAAGAGTAGTGGATTCAACATATGCACCAGTAGTGACTTGGCTAATACCACCAGTTCCTGCATCAATATCAATACCACCAGCAGTGTTGGAAGCGTTAATTACAACAGCGTTTGCTGCGTTAAGATCAGAGTTAAGTTCAATTTTTTTGGCAACATCGAAAAGCATACCATCGGCACCATTAACAGTGACAACTTGTTTTCCAGTGACAGTTTTTGCATCATCACCTACAATAGCTTCAGTGTTGTTAACACCAACATCAAGAGTTCTATTTTTATTGACATTAATATCCATACCACCAGCAGATGCAGTAACTTTAATAGCATCAGCGGCAGAGGTACCAGAGGAAGCAAGGACGAGGGAAGAGTCAGTTGCTCCAGTAACAGAAACAGTTAAATCTTGAGCATCTGCAGCAGATGCGAGGGTAATAGTGGAAGTTGCTCCAGCACCAGAAAGATTGGTTCCTGCGGAAGAGACAACATCAAAACCACCAGTATTTGCGGTAATATCAACACCACCTCCAGTTCCGGAAGATTTGATGACAATTGCGTCAGCGTTGGTATCAGCGGAATCAACATTGATTTTTTTAGCAACATCAAGAACATAACCAGAAGTACCATTAACGGTAACAGTTTGATTAGAAGTATAAGTTTCAACGGATGCACCAGTGACGTTAAGAGCTCTAGTGGTAGAAACAGTGAGGGATTCTGCTCCAGTAATAGCAGTAGTTCTTCCTGCTCCATAAGTTTCATTGACAGTTCCAGTAACATTGGTTGTGGAAACACCAGTAATAACATCAGTGCTATTACCACCTACATTAAGAGTTCTGTTTTGATTGACATCAATATCCATACCACCGGCAGATGCGTTAAGGATGATAGCATCAGCTGCGGAAGTACCAGAAGAGTTGATGATGACAGAAGAGTCAGTTGCTCCAGTAACAGCAAGAGTTAAATCTTGGGAACCTGCGGTAGATGCAACACTGAAGTTACATGCAGCACCAGAAGCATCAATTGCGATGGAACCATTAGTAGCATCAAGGTCGAAACCTCCAGTACCAACATTAACATCAGCGAGAACTGCGTTTGCTTCAATTTCTTGAGTAGTAGAGTTGGAGTTACCAACTTGGATTTTAGTTCTAGAACCTCCAGTACCAAGATTCATTGCTCCGGTGACGGCATCAGCACCAATAGAGATGGAACCTCCGGAAGAATCAATAGTAATGTTAGAGGAGACATTTGTATCAGAAGTACCAGTGACATCAGTAGTCATGTTTGCTCCGGAAACTAATGCGGTATAACCATTAGAAGTGATGGTGAAATTACCAACAACTCCTGCTGCTTGATAACCAGATTCAAGAGTGATATTAGTAGTAGAGGTAAGATCAGTTGCACCAGTAGTAGCGAAATCTAATCCTGCTCCTGCAACAATGTCCATATTGTTTGCTGCGGTAAGAGCAATAGTTGTACCAGCATCAATGTCTAAGCATTGATTGGTAGAATTAATAATAATACCAACTGGGTTGTTGGTGGAAGTTTCATCGTTATAAAGTCTTCTAGCAAGGATATCCTTGGTAGTTACAGTACCATAATTAGAAAGGTTGGACATATTTTTTTTTGTTATACATATAAAGAAGAAATTATTTTCTATAAAGTATTTTAAATATATATTTAATAATTTCTTATTTATTTCAAATAAACTAGAAATTTATTATAGCACTTACAAACGCAGATTCATTGTTTTACATCTATATTAAGATACATATTTTTTTATGAAGTTTATCTCTTCTATATTAATTTATTTTTTTTTTTATTTAGTTTTTTCAGTCTTGCTATGTCTTGATTTTTTATTTCTATAACTAATCATTTTTCATACTTTACTTAAGAAAAAAAAATCATAATATAATATGTATAAGTATTTGAATTAAAATGTTCGAATCGATATGTAATATGATTTATAATTTTATATTCTATACACCTAATGATGAAGTCGAAACTCGCAGAATTATTAAATATCCTGATCCAAATGTTACTTATCCTACATTAATTTTTGAAGAAAAATATTTCATTAATCATCGAAATATAAAATTATATTATCAAAAATACTATCCCAAATATAAACAAATTATTAGTAAAATAATATTTTTACATGGATACGCATCAAATAATTCTTATTGGGCAAAATGCTCCGCAATTAAATTAGCACACGAAGGTCATTGCGTTTATATGTTAGACTCTGAAGGCCATGGTAAATCTGACGGATTATGGGCATATATAAAAGATTTTTCTGTATTAGTTGATGATAACTATCGATTTATTCAATCGATTAAAGAATATGAACAACTAAAAACATTTCTGTGGGGAGATTCTATGGGAGGTGCTACTGCTATTAAGTTATTTGAAAAAAATCAAAATATTGCTTCTGGTGCTGTTTTAGTCGCACCAATGATTAAAATATCTGATAAAGCAAAACCGAGTAAATCATTAGAAAAAATACTTATTTGGTTAGCATACTATTTACCCACATGGCCAATTCTACCAAATCAAACATCACCCGATTCAGGTTTTCATCCTGATATTGAGAAACATATTATTTATAATAATCCATTATGTTATAATCAAAAACCTAGATTGGGCACTGCTCTTCAGCTCTATAATACATCTTGTGATATTGAAAAAAATATTGAATCTATTAAATTTCCATTTATTGTTATACACGGTAAAAAAGATAAATTAACTGAATGGGAACATAGTCAAATTTTATTTGATAAATCATCTAGTACTGATAAACAAATATTTATTTATGATGAATGTTATCATTGTTTATTAGAAGGACCTCATAAAAATAAAGTTTATAAAGATGTTTATAATTGGTTACAATTAAGAGCATAATAAAATTGATTATTTTTTATTTTTGTAATTTAAAATTTATTTAAATGAAGAAAAATTACTCTAGAAGTCAAAAATTAAGTAATCTTGTAAAATTTTTATATGAACAAAATCATGATAAAAATTTTACTGAAATTTTTCTATTGTTTAAACAATTAAATAATAACTTTGATAAAAATGTATTTAATTTATTTTTAATATATTCTAGAAATATCGATGATATTAATCTAATTATTAAATATTGTATTGATAATTCTATTAAATTTAATGAATCTATGTATGCTACTATTATCAAAAGTTATTGTAATCATTTAGAAGTTGTTAATTCCGAAAAATTTTTGATTAAAATGAAAGAAAATAATATTAAACTTAAACAACGAACATATACACATTTTATTAAAATGTATCATCAACTTGATGATTATGAAAAAATGATTAATCTTTATCATGAAATTTCATCTAAAAATATTAAACTTGAACAATATGATTATATTCCTTACTTTACAACATTTATTAAATATCACGATTTTAAAATAGTACACGCTATTCTTAAACAACTTGAAAATAATTTTGCTATTTTTGATACACAATATTTAAATCTATTTAAAAAAATTTTTATTCAAAAGAATATTAAATTTTTATCTACTAATATTTCTGATAATGGATTATGTCAAATTAATAAATATAAACTTAAACCATTAGATATCTCACCACAAGAAAGAATTAATTGTATGATTACTATCGACTTACAAATTCCTAATAAAAAACTTTTACACTTTAAAAAATTTAAACAATGGCTTTCTACTGATAAACTTTCCAAAAATAATATTATTATTGATGGTGCTAATATCGGTTATTTTAATAATAGACCAGGAAAAGGTAATGAAATTAATTTTTCTCAAATACAAACTATTAAACAACAACTAGAAGAACTTAATTATAATGTTATTATTATTTTACATCAAAGACATTGTGATAAAATGAACAAAAAACAAACAAAAATTTATAAATCTTGGGAAAATAATGTATTTTTAACACCTATCGGTATTAACGATGATTTATTCTGGTTATACGCATCATTACTCTTATCGGCATATATTATTACTAATGATAGAATGAGAGATCATCAATTATCTATTAGTTATGATAAAATGTCAATTTGGAAGAAAAAATATATTATTACATATGATATTATTCAAAATAAATTCCAGTTAAATTTTCCTAAAAAATATTCACAAACTATCCAAAATATTAATAATACATGGTATATCCCATTTTACAATGAAAACAAAACTATTACATGGTATTTTATTCAATTTAATAAAAATTAAAATCGATTATTTAATACTTTAAGCAATTTCAAGATTCTATTATTATTATGACTGATAGCGATATTTGGTCAGATTTTTCCGAGGAAGATAACCAAATCTTCCTCCAACCACCACCAATGGTTAGACAAGCGGCGTGTTACTCTTATGGTGTCATGTTTGCTCGTGCTAACTTCCAACGTCTGGTTCGGAGAGTTATATCACGAATTCGTGCTCGTCGCTTATTCGCTGATTTAACTCCTCGGAACAGACGCCAAATTAGTAATTGTAAAAACTTAATCATTAAGTTTTTGTAAATACTATCTAATAAATGTTAAAGTAATTGAAATTGGTATCTTTTACGCTCTGTGTGCTAACACCTCGCAGTATATGCAGATTAATTTTCTGCTTCTCTTCATTTCAAAAAAAAGAGTAATCAAACAAAATTCCATATCATTTAAAGAGGGACTGGAAATTATAAATTCAATAGTGTATTTGATTTAGAACGATCTATCATTTGAACTCTATTAAAATTACTCGAAAGTAGCCTTTTTTTTTTGTCTCTACTTAAAAAATCGCTTTTAGATTTTCGTAATGAGATTAAAGATAAAAGTTCATCTTCATTCAAACATTTCAAAAATTTTTCTATTAAATATCTTAAATCAGAAATACCATCTTTTGCATTATCACATACTTCTTTATGAGTTGGTTTATTATCACTATCACAATTATCAATACACTCATTTGTGACTAATCCTAAAACTAAAACACTCATTGATGAATGTGCCGCTACAACTACTTCTGGAACTGTACTCATTCCAACAATATCGCCACCTAAAGTTCTCACTAATTTTACTTCAGTTGGTGTTTCATAGCAAGGACCTGCTACACCACAATATACACCTTCTTTTACATTTGTCATATTACTCGCAGCAGCAATTTTTACTATCATTTTACGATAAAATTTATTATAAACATTATTTAAAGCTAGAAATCTATCACCCAATTCTTCCTCATTTTTACCCATTAAAGGACTAAATCCTACTAAACCAGGTAAATATATGTGATCTTTTACTACTATTATATCACCTTGACAATATGATTGATTAATCCCACCTGAAGAATTTGTTATAATTAATGTTTTTACACCTAAAGATTTCATTACTCTTACTGGATATGAAACTTCTTTTGTTGAATATCCTTCATATCCATGAAAACGGCCTTGCATTATTATGATATCATTCTTATTATAACGAGCTAATAAAAGACGACCTTTATGACCACGAACTGTTGATACTGGGAAAAATGGGATATCTTTATAAGCAATTTCCCCAATAATTGTAAAATTTTTTACAAGTTCATTTTGACCACTACCTAATATTATACCTATTTTCGGTAAAAATAATTCACCTTCTATTTTCTTAAAAATATATTTTTTAGTATATTGTATTCTATCTAAATAACACATGAATGCTAATCGTCGTCTTCTTTTATAAACTAAGTATCCTAAATAAAGTAGAACTAAAAAACCTGAAATATAAGCCTCTTTTTTTGAGTAATTTATTAAACTGTAAGGGTATCTTATTATCTTATCCATATTTTTAAATATATATATTACAAGTATTATTTATTTATATTCATTTCTTTAAAATTGATTTAATGATTTTAATAATAAAAACACTATGGCTCAAAACGTAGAAGGATATAATCAACATCCACCCGTTGTTATCCCAATCCAACAAAATATCCCTAGACAACAAGTTAGACAAAATAAAAATAACGATAAAATGTGCTTTGGTAATAAAGGTAGTTTTATGTGTATTACAATTTCTTATATTCTTGCTTTTATTTGTGAACAACTTACTATGGAAAATAGAATTCCAGGTATTGTTTTAGGAGTATTAGCTACAATTATTGGATTTCCTGGACCAATTTTTATTTTATACCCTACAATTAAAACTTTTAATAATCAAAATCCTCGTAGAAAAGAAGGATTCGCGCAAAGAATGATTATTGGTTTGGTCTGTTATGTCGCAACAATTATTGTTGCTACAATACTAATTATGAATGCTGTTCATGAAGAAACATCCGTCCAAGGACTTGCTGTTGTTTGTTCAAGTTTACTTGGTTATGCTGGTCTAATTTTTTATATTGACCAACCAGAATTTAATGGAAATATTTAAATAAATATTAAAATCTAAATAGTATTAAATTTTAATATAAATCATAATGAACCGACTTAGTAAAATATTCCTTAAAAATAATATTCGATCTTTTTCTTCAAATAGACCAATAATCAAAGGAACTCACCCTGGATTATATGATGGTAGTTGGAAAGAAGGGAGTGGTTATCTAATTAAATCAAGAAATCCATATACTAATGAAGAAAATGGTTCCATTAAAACTGGAACAATCCAAGATTATAGAAATATTATTAGACAAATGGATATTGCTAAAAAAGATTGGATGAATAAACCCATGCCACAAAGAGGAGAAATTGTTAGACAAATTGGAGAAGCATTACGAGAAAATAAAGAAATGTTAGCTAATATAATTACACTTGAGGCTGGAAAAATTAAAACTGAAGCACTTGGAGAAGTTCAGGAAGCAATTGATATTTGTGATTATGCTGTTGGATTATCACGAATGAATACTGGGGGCATTATTCCATCAGAACGAACTGATTATGAATTAATGGAAAGATATAATCCACTTAAAAAACATGTTGGTGTTATTACTGCTTTTAACTTTCCTTGTGCTGTATTTTTCTGGAATACCGCTCTTAATTTAGTTTGTGGAAATACTCAAATTTGGAAAGGTAGTGAAATTACACCATTAACATCTATTGCTTGTAATAAAATTGTATCTAATATTTTAGAAAAAAATAATATTCCTGGTGCTGTATCATCATTGATTGTTGGTGAAGGTATTATTGGGGAAGCCATGTCTAATGATACTGATATTGAATTACTATCATTTACTGGTTCTACTAAAGTTGGGAATAGTGTTAATATCAATGTTGCTAAAAGATTTGGTCGTTCTATTCTTGAACTTGGTGGTAATGCAGCTTCTATTGTTACAAAACATGCTAGAATGAATCCTGCTCTAGATGCGATTACATTTGCTGCTGTTGGAACTACTGGACAAAGATGTACCACTACTCGAAGAATATATGTCCAAGAAGATATTTATGATGAATTTTTAGAAAAACTTATATCAAGATATTCTAAAATTAAAATTGGAGATCCTACTAATGATAAAACTCTTATGGGTCCTCTTATTAATAGAAATGCAATTGATTCTTATCGCAAAACAATTCTTAAAATTAAAGCGTATACACCTGATTATGGTGTTAAAATTGAATATGGTGGGAATGTATTAGATAATAATTGTGTTGAACCAACAATTATTTCATGTCCGCACGATTGTGAACTAGCAAAACACGAAGTATTTGTTCCAATTGTTTATATTATGAAATATAAAAATTTACAAGAAGCAATCAATCTTAATAATAACGTAGAACAAGGGTTAGGTTCATCTATATTTTCAGATAATTTGAATGAAGTTTCAAAATGGCTTGGACCAAATGGTTCTGATTGTGGTGTAGTTAATGTTAATACATCAACGTCTGGTGCTGAAATTGGATTAGCATTTGGAGGAAATAAAAGTACTGGATGGGGAAGACACGCCGGCTCAGATAGTTGGAAACAATATATGAGACGAGCATCTGTTGCTATGAATTACAGTAATTCTGATAAAGTGGAACTAGCACAGGGTGTTTCTTTTAGTGAAGATAATACGGTTGAAAAAAATACAATTAAATACAATATTATTGAAAATAATTCGGAATTAGAACAAAATTTTAATTCTCCACATTAGTTATTATAAAAATTGAATTATTAATATATATTTTTATATGAATTATAATTTAATATTCAAATATATATTTTTTTGGTGTCATATGTTGTCAATATGTTCTAGTTTTATTATTGTTTTTTTATATTGGCAAATATTATTAATACAAGCATTTGTTATATTATCTTGGTATTTGAATCATAATAAATGTATTTTAACTCAAATCGAATATTTATTATTTCAAGAAACAATTATTACATTTTTTCTTAAAAAACAAACTAGTAATTTTAGAGTTCCTCAAAAGAAACGAAATTTATTTTATTTATTATTTTTTCTAGGTTGTATATATCATTATTATAAATATAATAAATTATTAATTTCTTGATTTTTTTAGTAAATCATATACTACAACTACTGAATTTCTAATTAATTTTCTTTCAATATCATCTGGAAGCCAAGCATTATTCCCTTCTTCTTCTAATACTGCTTGAACAGATTCTTCTAAATCATTATTATTTACTTTGAATACATCTTCTATTACTTTTTTGTATTCTGATGTAATTTCTTTTTTCATTTCAATGAAATTTTCTTCTCTTTCTTTTTTTTCTCCATTTAATTTTTCATCTACATTTACAGAGAGTTTCATTAATTGTTTAAATATATCTTCCATTTTTTCCTCTGTTTTTTTATTCATATTTTGAATCTTTTCGTATATTTCTTCTTCCGATTTCATACGTTCTTGTCTTTCAATTCGAGCAAATGAATTTAATTCGAAGAAATTTAATTCTAATTCAGAACATTTTTCTTCTACTGATTTTAAATTATCAAGCATTTCAGTAATTCTGTTTTCATTAACAGCAAGATTATGTTTTAAATCTTGTAATTCTAATTCATTAGCATTTTTTAATTTAGAAATTCTTTCTTCTATAAGACCATTTTTTTTACTTATTTCAGAAAGAGCAAAATTATTATTACTTATTTTCCCCTTTAGGGAATTAATTACTGTTTGAATTTTAGTAATCAACTCGTCTTTATTATCTTTTTTTATTGATGAAAAGCTACTGCCCATAATTTATTAATACTATTAATATAGAAATTTTTTAGTATAAGGTAATACACATATAAGTTTAATTATACTAAAATATTTATAAGCACTTCAAATAGAATGAAATCTTTACTTGAACAAATATGTAAATTTAATTTCGATAAAACTTATTGTATTAGTATTAAAGAGCGAAAAGATCGTCAAAAAAATGTTGTGAAAGAATGTTTAAAAGTTAATTTAAATTTTGAATTTCTATTAGTTGAAAAAAATACAGAAGATCCTGTTAAGGGTTGTTTAGAATCACATATAACATGTATTAAAGATGCAATAAATAATGATTATGAAAATATTTTAATTATGGAAGATGATATATCATTTGATATTCCTGTCATTAAAAAAATTATTGACGAAAATACTATCGTAATTCCAAAAAAATTTGATATGTTATATTTGGGATATCATATTAATAACGGTCATAAAGAAAGAAAGAATATTTTAAAAGCACTTTCTACCCAAACTACTCATTGTTATATTCTTAATAAACGAGTTTTTCAATATATTATTGATACTATTCAAGGTGATTGGAAAGCAATTCCTGAATATATTCAAAGAAATAATTTAGAAAATTTAATTAATTGGAATGTTAGAGCCATTGATTTATATTATGCGAAATGGATTAATCATAGAAGAAATAATTCATACGCAATCTATCCCATATTATGTTATCAATATGCTAATCATAGTGATATTGAAGGTAAAGAAATTGATTATAAACGATTAATGAAAGAAAAAGCTGACGCAATTTATGCTCGTAATCCAATTGTAATTCCTAATAAAACATTACCAGAAGAACCTGAATTTATTATTGAAGAAAAAGAACCAGAAAATAATGATTTATTTAATTTTAATGTTAAAAAAACATTTATGATTAATTTAGATAGAAGAAAAGATAGATGGACTAAAATGATGAATTTATTTAAAACGAAAAATATTGATACAAATCAAATTACTCGTTTTGGTGCTGTTGATGGTAGAACATATGATTTCTCCGCATTTTTAAGATTATTTACTAATGTTGATTTATCAATTATTAAAAATCCATATCCATCTCACGAATTTAAAAAAGGGGTTCTTGGTTGTGCGTTATCTCATTATAAAATATGGACTTTTATTAATGCTCATGGTAATGAGGACGAAGATATATTTTTAGTTTTGGAAGATGACATTGAATTTACTGATAATTTTATAGAAAAATATAATGATATCAGACACAAATTATCAAATGATAATGATTGGGGTATTATATTTTTAGGTTTTACAGATGATAAAAATATTAATGGAGATATTATGAAATATGATAGTATTAAACAATTTTCTGGTCATAAAAGATTAAATGGAGGAGGAACATTCGCTTATCTAATTAAAAAAAAAGCCGCAAATAAATTAATCGAAATTGCTGATACTGATGGTATTAGACAGGCAATTGATTGGTTTATTATTGAACAATTTGATAAAATTACTTCTTACATTTGTAAACCAACTATTATTACATCACTCGCAGCACACGATGGTAATATTGATTCTGATGTACAAACCGTACAATCTAAAACTAATCCAGCAAGAAAACCTGATTCTGGTAAACTTATTATTGATGATATATTATATTATAAAGATTTATATCGTAATCTATTTAAATTTAATATTGATAATAGTATTTCATTTGTTGGCAAATTAGAAGATAATATGAAAATTAATACTGATGTTATTTTAGATCAAGAAAAAGTACAATTAAATTTATTAGACAAACCTACTATTTTTATATATTGTGGAAATAATATGACTATTATGACTATTAATTTATCTGAAACACTTATTCAAGCTTTTAATGTTGTTGTATTTTGTCAAAGCCCAAATGTTAGAATTAACGGAGTTTTTTATTTAGATGATTCTAAATATACTGCTTGTATTAGAGCCATTAAACCAATTTTAATTATTTGTACCGATTTAACATTCTTTTTATCATATTCGACAAATAATAATAAACTCGTTTTTTGGGAACAGAATCCATTTAGAAGAAAAATATGGAATGGTATTGCATTACCAAATAATGGTAGAGAATTATTATTTAATGTTTCTAAATTGATATATAAAATTGTATGTTCTTGTAAATTGCACCAAGTTATTGCTTGTAGAACTATGCTTATCGCAGAAACTAGTTTAAGTATCATTCCATATTGTAGTAAGGATGTTTATGAAAGTTTATGTGTTAAAATGCCATATCAATTTATTTGTTTAGATAATAAACACGAATTAGCAATTGAATTTTTTCAAAAAATTAAAAAAATACACCCTGATTCTACATTAATTCTATTTAATAAAAAAATTGAACCTATTGATGGTGTTCAAGTTAAAACTACTATTAGTAAAAATGAAATTTATAAAACACTATTTGAAAGTGAATACTTTATAAATTTTGATAATTATGATGAATGTTATTATAATGTATTGATGGCAATTAAAGCTAAAACTTTTTGTATTGTTAATAAAACATTCGAAATTGAAAAAGAACAACCTTGGATTATTATTAAAGAAAATTCTATTGAAAATTTTGAAAAATTTGAAAAAATTAAATTACTTGATAATATGGAAAAATTCATTGCTAAATTTAGTTCTAAAAATACCGCACAAAAATGGATTGATATATTTGTTCAATGAAGAAATTTACATAATCGTTTATTATGAGGCCGTCTACAACGACACTTTCGGGCTCTCCATTGATAACATTCCTTAATTATAAATCTTAAAGAAAAACATTCTCTTATTTTTTTATTTGATTTTAATGTCATATTTAGACAATATAAGTTATCATCTATTGTAAATTTGAAATTTATATAATTAATTTTTATCTCTTTATCTTTTATCATACTTTTAACTAAATTGAAAAAACGTTCAGTAAATACTGGATCTTCAAATTTTTGTTCGTAAATTTGAAGAGGAAATTTATCTTCTAATATTTTTGTTTGTTTTAAAAAATTTATCTGAAAAATTATTTTTGTCATTTGTTCCAAATCAATACAATTTACTGGATTCATAAATTCATAAATTTCAAATGCTATATCTGTCGGCAACTTTGTAAATTGAATGAATTTATAAATACTACTTAGTGAATAACGATAATTAAATTTCTCTTTATATTTTTCAGAATCAATAAATCCTGCGAGAGTAGCATTAATTACTTTTAAATTCATTTTATGATTAATATTAATATATTTATTCCATTTTAAATTTTATATTAAATATTTACGCTAATTAATATATAAAATTTAAAATGGAATTATTAAATTAATCAAAAATATAAAATATTAAATTAATCAAAATGAAAGAAAATAATATTTTACCTACTGATATTGAAAATATTATACAAAATATGGCATGTTTGCGTAAAAGTAATAATAAATATTCCAGAGATTTCATTATCATTTGTAAAATAAGTCAAGAATTTGAAACAGTTAAAAATTCAGTAGAAAAATGGCTAATATCTAAATTATCTAATATAAAACATCCAGCAGTATATGATTCTGAAATGAAACGTCAATACGCATGGAATATTGTTGTTGATGTTTGTGATTCAGATGATGATAATGATGCTGAAATACAATTTGCGATTCACCTTGATTGGCACGATGGTGTTCCCATGGATAATAATGGTCTTATATTTTTAGCAGAAGAACCAGAACCACCACAATTAGAAGCAAATATTATTTTAGAACATCTTGTAGAAGAACCTGAATATGTAATTGGTATTGGTGTAAGTGCTGTAAGTTCTAAATTTATAGCAGAAATGTGGTGGAATTATATTGACGATGGTCAAGAATATATGATTAAAAGTATGTGGATGAGATTACCTAATAGAGAATGGATTTCTGTACGTGAAAAATCTTATAATTTTGGATGGAAAAATTATCCACCAAATTAAAGTATGTTACTTTAAATTTTATATTAAATATTTACACTAATTAATATATAATTACTTATTATATGTCTGTGGAATTATCAAATACTCAAAACGCATTGATGGGATCTTTCGGAAGCACTATCGAAGTCTTAATTCAGCACCCATTAATTACTTATAAAAACGCTTTACAGGCAAATAGAAAATTAAACCCATGTATTAAGAGCATTTATAAAGGTGTATCTATTAATGCTTTAACAATGGGACCTTTGACAGCCGTCCAATTTGCTGGATATGGATATTTTTATAAATTTTTTGAAAAAAGAAATACTATACAAAATCACGAATTACGTTCAATGATTAGTTCTACTATTTCTGGAACTTTATCTGGTTTTATCGCTGGTCCTGCTGAATTAATAATAGTTCAACAGCAAAAAACTGATAAACCCTTTATGTCATTAATGAAATATATGAAAAAAAAATATGGATACCAAGTTATTCCTAAAGGTACAATTTCATGTATGGGTCGAGAAGCAATTTATACCGCTGGTATGTGTTCATTAACACCTATTCTTGAAGGAAGATTACTTTCATCATTCCCATCGATTTATAAAAAAAAATCGGTAAAATCATCACTCACAGCAAGCATTGGTTCTGGATTAATTTGCGGAACTATTTCACATCCTTTTGATACTATTAAAACACATATACAAAATTATCCTAATATTAACTCATTTAGAGCAACTAGAACTTTACTTCATACAGAAGGTTGGACCTCTTTATTTAAAGGTATTGTTCCAAGAAGTATAAGAATTATTGGCACATTTTTTATAATAAATGAGTGTAATAGATTCTATATAAAAAATATTCTTCCTAAATTCTAATTTTTTTGTTTTTTCCAAAGTTTGGCTACTGCTGAGAATGCTTCTCTATGAGATTTTTTTGGATTCTTTTTTTTATAAATTGGTATTTGTTTTTTCATAAATAATTGGTAAGCACTTGGTTTTTTACCACCTCCTTGTTTTTTTGCTTTTCCTTTTGCTTTTCCCTTTTTTACAATTTTTTTAACAACTTTTTTTGGTTTTTTTGTGACTTTTTTTACTTTATTAACTGATATGATTTCTAAATCATCGTCTTCTTCTTGTTCTTGTTCTTCTTCGTTTTGTTTACTTTTTATATTTGCTTTTCCTAAAGAAACAATTTTTACTTCAACTTCATCTATTTCATTATCATCATTAAAATCTGGAATTAAACCACTATTAGCATCTGGTAAATCAGCAAAACTTGTTAAACTTTCAACAACTTCATTTGCAATTTGAGAATTTGGTTGGATTTCACCACAATTTAATTTCTCTAAAATTTTTTTTAGTATTTGATTATTTTCTTTTAAAAGATCTTCAATACCCATATTATATATATCTTAAATAAGAAATTTAAAACAATTTATATTCCTTTTTTAATTTTATTTGCTTCCATTTCTTTAATCCATTAAACTCTGTTATTGTCATTTTAAATACTTCTTTAAATTCTATTTCTGATAAATAAGTTTCTCTTTTGCTGATATCTACATCAGATGGATATTTATTTTCTCTATTTTGAATTAATATATTATAAGAATAAATTTTTCTGTCTGTTCTATTATGATCAATGCGACCAATTATCTCTTTTATTTGATTAACTAAAGGCATTTTTATATTTTATTATTAGATACTAAATACATTATTTTAACTGAACTCCTGTTACTTTATATTTATTTTTATCAGGTATTAATTTAAATAATTTATGAAGAGGCACATCCATATACGGAATATCCTCTAATTTTTCGTCTACAAAATAACCTAGAATGCATCTTAATACTGCTGTATGCGTAATTATTAAAACTGTATCATCTGTTCTTTCCAATTCTAGAATAAAATGTTTAATCCTATCTATAATATCTCTATAAGATTCACCATAAGGATATCTAAAATTTAATTTATCCTTTTCTCTTTTTGTTGATATATCTGGATAAATTAATTTAATCTCTTTGTAACTCATACCATCACAAATACCCGCATCTATTTCATCCAATAATTTTTTATTTATCACTTTATATTTTTTTAAAAATGGTTTACTTGTTTCTATTGTCCTTTTTAAAGTACTTGTAAAAACTACATCTATATCATCCCCACAATTATGTATATGTGTAAATAATTTTGTACTATATACTCTTCCATTTACTGTTAATCTGGAATTTCCACCAATTGTCTTATTTACATTATCTACACTTTGTCCATGTCGCGATACATAAAATTTACCTGAATTTATATTAATATTCATTACAAAATTACAAACCTCAAACTTTAAATGTGTATCTATCTTTGAAATATTAAATGAACGCTGAACATCAATTATCTTCATATAAGATACACACTCTTCTTCATCAATTGTTTCATATATCTTCTCATAATGTTGAAGTCTTTTCCGAAAATCATCTATTGCTTTCTCAACATCCATATTCTTATAATCATCATTGTGTAATTTCATTTGTAAATTCTTTTCTATTACATCTTTCTTCTTACAAATACTTTCCAAAAATAAATAATTAATACATTTTTTCTCTAATTTATCTACCAATGCTTTCCGACGTAACTTTGTCGTATTTGTTGCATCAAATATAGATATTGTTCTACCTGAAGTATTTAAAGTCCATTCAATTAATTCGTCTAATACTGATATTGCTAATTTTTCTCTCAAATTTCTTGTATCTTCATTTCTTGAATCAAAAAATTTATGATCGTTAAAACTATTCTTAAAAAACTTACGTCGGTAATTACCGACATTAAACATTTTTGCATTATATCCTATCCAAGTAAAATAACGCCGAATTTTGTTGGAAATATAACTCTTTCCGCGAGCTGGTAATCCTACCATAATTACAACTAATTTATTATGGTCTTTATCCATAATCGAAACATATTCTGGTTCATTAATCATATGTTTATTATTTAACAATATGTTAATTAATATTTAATCTTATATTGTTAAATTCAATTTTGATACCTTTTAAATCAAAAATTATATCATTGGGGCTGAAGATATTGAGATAATATTTTCGCATCTTGCACATCTGTAAACAGTATGTTTTACCCATCTCGACGAGAAAGATGTTTCCTCTTGTGTTTCAACTAAGAGATCTTTTTTCCAGTTGTTAATTTTTTCTTCACAATGAGGGCATTTGCCAAAATATTTACTTTTACCACCAACTTTTTTTTGGTGAGTTTTACAATATTTTCCTTTTGTACATTTTCTAGTACATTTTGTACCTTTTTGTGTTTTTGCTTCGCAAGAAGACATTAGTATTTATACTATTAAATAATATAATTTATAATTTATAATTTACTAGAAATTCTTCTTTGCCTAACTGATTCTGCTAATTGGGAAACTACTTCTTCTGTTGTTTCAAAATTCATACACGAATCTGTTATAGATTTTCCATAATCTAAACAATCTGCTTCTCCAAATATTAATTTTTGTTTTCCTTCATTTAAATGACTTTCCATCATTATTCCTATTATAGAAGTATCTCCACCTGCTATTTGAGCACTTACATTCGCACACACTTTTGGTTGATTTCTATAATCTTTTCCTGAATTTCCATGAGAACAATCTACCATGATTTTTGGATCAATATTTGCTTTTTTTAAAATTTCAGATGTTTGTTTAATATATTGTGATTCATAATTTGGTCCATCTCGGCCACCACGAAGAATAATATGTGTATCTTTATTTCCTCTCGTTTTTATAATGGCAACTAACCCTTGTTGAGTTACTCCCATAAAACTATGTGGATGACGAGCAGAAATAATTGCATTAGCTGCTATATCAATTGAACCTTTTGTTCCATTTTTGAAACCTACTGGCATACTCAAACCACTTGATAATTCTCTATGAACTTGACTTTCTGTTGTTCTAGCACCAATTGCAGCCCAACTCATTACATCTGCGATATACTGAGGTGTGATTGTATCTAAACACTCATAACCACACGGAAGACCCATGTCACTAATATCTAATAATAATTTACGAGCAAGACGCATTCCATGATTAATATGACAAGTATCATTTAAATATGGATCATTTATTAAACCTTTCCAACCAACTGTTGTTCTTGGTTTTTCAAAATAAGTACGCATTACTATTAATACATCATCTTGAACTTTTTTTGATAATTCTAATAATCTTTTAGCATATTCCATCGCACTTTTTATATCATGAATTGAACAAGGACCACATACTAATAAAATTCGATCATCTTGTCCTTCTAAAATATCACTGATTTGATTACGAGCCTTTTTTACTGTTTGGGTTGCTTGTGGGGTAATTGGGGTATCCTCTAACAAACACGCTGGAGGAATCATTGGAATGATTTTTCTTACATTTGTATTATGTAAATTATGAATTCCTGGTTCATCATGGGTTCGTAAAATACGTGACTCTACACGTTTTAGTTTATTATCTTTTCTCAAATCCATTAAAACTTTATATTTAAAATTTAAGATTATATTGTTAAATCTATATAATCTTATATTTTACCGTTTATAATCTATTTATTCAATTTAATTAATACAGTTTCACCGCCATTTACATATTGTCCTTGTTTTACTAAAATTTTCATATCTTCATTACCTTTAATTGGAACTATTATATCTACACGAGAACCAAATTTTATCATTCCTATCTGTTCACCTTTTTTTACATCTTTTTTGGCAGATATAAAAGGTATAATTGTTCTGGCAATCATACCTGCTATTTGAACTACTGAAATTGTACCTACTCTTGTTTCAAAATTATGTATCATTCGTTCATTAAAAGTACTTTTCTCCCATAAAAAGGCCGCGCGAAATGTACCTTTTTTATAAATTTGACTTAATAATAAACCATTATACGGAACATATTGAATATGAGGATCGAATACTGATAAAAATATTGAAATATATATCTGATTATCTATTTTCATTATTTTTTGAATTCTACCAAATGAAGGAGCTACAATCGCATTTTCATCATTTACTACTTTAATGACTGGAATTCTAAAAAAATTATAACATATCCCAACTAATAATAATGAGATTATTACTATATAAGTATTATTAAAATATATTCCTATTACAAATAAAATTATTGGAGGAATTAATGTTTTTAAACCATATTTCACTATATAATTATTCATTACTTTACTTAATAATATATTATATTATGAAATTAATATTAATATTAATACTATTTTTAATTAACTGTAATTTTATCTCCTTGTTTTGCTAAAAGAATATTTGGAATTTTTGCCATTCTAAAACTACGAATTGATTTTCCATTTATTGAAACATTTATATTATTTCCTTTTGTTGTCAAATCAAAAATAACACCATTAGAAATATTTATACGCCCGTAAGTAATAACTTCTTCTTTCCCCCAAACACCATTTATACAAGTATTATATTTAAACCACTGATTTCCATTACCTTTAGAATTAATATGAAATATATCATCATTTCCTGTTTCGGTTTGTTTAACTAAACTAATTCTATAATTTTCTAGCTTATTAACTTGAACTTTAATACTTTTAAAATTACTAATATTTATTCGTGTTTCTTTATTAGCATTAATAACTTCTTCTCCAAAAACAATATCTTTTATTAATAAACCTTTTGTCACACGAATTAATTGTGCTCCTGTTTTTTTTGATTCTTCTTGTAAATTCTTAATAATTCTTTGTCTTTTTTCTTTCTCTTCTCTAATTCTTAAAGCCTCTGCTTCTCTTGCTACTTTTTCTCTTACTGCTTGTTCTCTTGCTGCTTGTTCTTTTGCTGCTTGTTCTCTTCTGGCTTGTTCTGCTTCTCTTGCTGCTTTTTGTTCTGCTTCTCTTGCTGCTTTTTGTTCTGCTTCTCTTGCTGCTTGTTCTCTTGCTGCTTGTTCTCTTGCTGCTTGTTCTCTTGCTGCTTGTACTCTTACTGCTTGTTCTCTTGCTGCTTGTTCTCTTGATGCTTGTTCTCTTGCTGCTTGTTCTCTTGATGCTTGTTCTCTTACTGCTTGTTCTCTTGCTGCTTGTTCTCTTGCTGCTTGTTCTCTTCTGGCTTGTTC